CATAACGGCATTTCGATGCGTATTGTTCGCCAATACGACATTAACAATGACCGTCTACCATGCCGTATCGACGTGTTGTATGGCTACTCCGTGATTCGTCCTCAAATGGGCGTTCGCTTGTGGGGTTAAACCTAATCGCTCCCGTTTCGGCGGGGGCTTTTTAAATATTTGAAAGGAATTAATTATGGCTCTCCCAAATGGTGCAGGTGGCTATCAACTAGGCGATGGTAATCTTAACGAACCCGTCCTTGGTTATTTACCAGCCCCTCTTACTGAAACTGGCACATCTGCCGTTACTTTGACTGCTGCTGAAGTTACTAGCGGTATTTTGATTGCTAATCCAGGTACTACTGCTACGACTTACACGATGCCTATCGTTGTAACGTCTGGTGGTACAACTGGTGTTAATGACTTAGTACTTAGTGCTAAAGTCGGCAGCACCTTTAACTGGACTATCGTTAACATTGGTACTACCACTGGCGACATTACGTTAGCTGCTGGTACTGGTACTGGTTGGACGATTGTTGGTGGTTTGGTTATTGATAACGAAACTTCCGCTTCGTTTGTTGCTCGTAAGACCAGCGACACAACTTGGACTTTGTATCGTACCGCTTAATGTAGTCCCCGCCCTTCGGGGCGGGTTTTTGCAAAGGAAAAATTATGTCAAATACTAAAGCCGTAGGTGTTGCTTTTGCTGACCCGTTGTTTGACGAAGTTCAGTTTCAAGCATATACCGTAGCGCAGTTGCCAGCCGCGTCCACTGCTTTACTTGGCACACGTTCAGTTGTTACCAACTCAAATGCAACCTTAACCGCAGGGATTGGCGCGGTTGTTGCGGGTGGTGGCTCAAACGTTGTACCAGTGTTCTGTGATGGTACGAATTGGCGTATTGGCTAAAAACATAGGGGCTTCGGCCCCTATCTAACAAGGACAAAGAATGGCTGTTATTTATTTGAAGCACCCCACTCATGGTCATAAAGTCGCTTGTAGCGATATTGAAGCCGATTATGATGAAAATCATGGCTGGGAACGCTATACTAGAAGAATCTGTGGTTGAAGAAGCACAAGTCGAGGCGGCTCCTGCTAACACGCTGGAAGTAAAGACAAGACGACGTAAAACAACCGCATAAGGAGTTACGCCATGGCTACTGCCAATGACCAAATAAACGGCGCGTTGCGCGTATTAGGGGTTTTAGCCGAAGGCGAAACACCGTCTGCTGCCACGTCGCAAGACGCATTGACAGCGCTCAATCAGATGCTTGACTCATGGAATAGCGAGCGTTTAGCCGTATTCTCGACCCAAGACCAAATTGCTTCGTGGCCTCCAGGCGCACGTTTTATGACCTTTGGCCCAACAGGTACACTGCCGTTAGCTCTTGGCGGTACACCCAAGCGCCCTGTATTGGTGGATGATGCGACCTATTTTAGAGATGCTGCAACCAATATTTCGTACGGCATCAAACTGATTAACCAACAGCAATACAACGGTATTGCTGTTAAGACCGTAACATCCACATACCCTCAAGTCTTATGGGTCAATATGACCTATCCTGACATTGAGATGTATGTCTATCCCGTACCGATTAAGCCGCTAGAATTCCATATCGTGTCCGTTGAGGAGCTATCGAGAGTGCCTAGCTTATCGACCGATATTACCTTGCCACCAGGCTACCTACGGGCGTTTAAATACAACCTTGCTTGCGAGATCGCTACCGAGTTTGGTGTTGAGCCGCCTGCTAACGTAGCGCGGATTGCCATGACCTCTAAGCGTAATCTCAAGCGGATCAACAATCCTGACGACATCATGGCCTTGCCTTACAGTTTGGTTGGCACACGTCAGCGGTTCAATATCTTTGCGGGTAATTACTAATGAAAACCCCAATCTTGGGGCAAGCGTATGTAGCCCGTAGCGTCAATGCGGCAGATAACCGCATGATTAACTTGTTTCCTGAAGCCATCCCCAATGAAGGTAAGGAAGCAGGATTTCTAAACCGCGCCCCAGGCTTGCGGTTATTGACGACCGTTGGCTTTGGCCCGATCCGTGGTTTGTGGCAGTTTGATGGCTTTATGTATGTTGTATCAGGGAATACCCTATACAAGCTCGACAACACTTATACCGCAACCACACTTGGCACGATTGCTGGTACTGGCCCTGTGTCGATGTCTGATAACGGTACGCAGTTGTTTGTGGCTGCGAATGGCCCTGGCTACATCTATAACTCCAATACCAACGTCTTCGCACCGATTACTGACCCTGACTATCCAGGCGCAGTAACCGTCAGCTATTTAGACGGCTACTTTGTGTTTAACGAGCCGAACAGCCAAAAGGTATGGGTCACTAGCCTGTTAGATGGCTCGGCAATCGACCCGCTTGATTTTGCTAGCGCAGAAGGCTCACCCGATGGGCTAGTAGCATTGATTGTGAATAACCGTGAGGCATGGCTATTTGGCACCAACTCGATTGAGGTTTGGTATGACGCTGGTACGCCTGACTTCCCTCTCGCCCGTATCCAAGGCGCTAGTAACGAGATTGGTTGCGTGGCGCCCTATTCAGTTGCCAAACTAGACAACTCCGTGTTCTGGTTAGGCCAAGACGCCCGTGGTCAAGGTATCGTGTATCGCAATAGCGGCTACACGGGTATTCGTGCCTCTAACCATGCAATTGAATGGCAGATTCAGCAGTACGGCGATTTAAGTAATGCAATCGCTTACACTTACCAACAAGACGGTCATAGCTTTTATGTTTTAACTTTCCCGACTGTAGGTAAAACATGGGTCTACGATGTCGTCACCCAATCATGGCATGAACGGGCGGCGTGGCATAACGGCGACTTTGCTCGCTATCGCCCCAACTGCCAAGTGGCGTTTAATAACGAAGTGATCCTTGGCGATTACGAAAACGGCAATTTGTACGCTTACGATTTAGAGGTCTATGCTGATAATGGCGCACCGCAAAAATGGCTACGCTCATGGCGCCCCATTCCAAGCGGTCAAAACAATTTGCGTCGTACCGCCCAGCATAGCCTACAGCTTGATTGCGAAACAGGTACAGGCATCAATTTAGGTCAAGGCGATGATCCGCAACTTATGTTGCGCTGGTCAGACGACGGCGGTCATACGTGGTCAAACGAACACTGGGCGCCGATGGGCAAGATTGGTCAATTTGGGCGTCGTGTGTTTTGGCGTCGGCTTGGCATGACCATGAAGCTGCGTGACCGCGTGTATGAGGTGTCGGGTACTGATCCAGTAAAAATCGCCATCGTAGGCGCTGAACTGCTATTGAGTCCGACACGTGCCTAGTCCATTAAACGTCACCAACATCCCAGCGCCTAGAACGCCTGTGATCGACCCTGCCACGGGTCTGTTGGCGCGGGAATGGTATCGGTTCTTTTTAAATCTGTTTGTTTTGACAGGCCAAGGCAATAATCCTGTTAGCCTTGAAGAACTGCAATATGGGCCACCGAACAACGATCAGTTTGTACTCAATATTCAAAACACAACGGATACCACGCCCAACGCTAATGCGCTGACCTCGGATTTTGCCGAGTTACTTAAGCAAGTACAAGCCTCGCAATTAAGCGCTGAAGCCGCCGTTAACGCCTTACAGTCGCAAATTGTTAGTCTAAACAACGAAGTACAAGCCTTGGCGGTTGCGCCCCCTACTACACCAAACCTAAAACGTCGAGCGTATGGATCATTTTATGACTTAACCGATCAAACCGCCGCGTTGGCAAATACGGCCTACGCTATGGCTTTTGGTAATACCGACTACTCTAATGGAGTTACGATTGGTTCCCCAACCTCACGGGTGTATGTTGATCGCCCAGGTCTTTACAACATACAGTTTTCAGCGCAGTTAGATAAAACTTCCGCAAATGCAGGAAACGTATGGATTTGGCTTGATAAAAACGGTTCTACTGTAGCTAATTCCGCTACCCAAGTGACTTTACAAGGTTCTAGCGCAGCTACGGTTGCTGCGTGGAATTTTCTATTAGAGATGAACGCGGGCGATTATTTTCGGCTAATGTGGTCAACAGACGACACGGATTGCTTTATCAAACACGACACTGCCGTTGCGCCTGTACCCGATATCCCCTCGATTATTTTGACCGTAACTGATAACATTAACGCATACCAAGATTAGGAGTCATTATGACTGTAACCGTAAGAGTTCTCATTCCAGCTAAAACGGCTGAAAATACCCAAACCACCCAATACACCGCTAATGGCGTAACCACCATTATTGACAAGTTTACCGCTACCAACTACAGCGCTAACGCCGCTA